GCTACCAAGTTAAAGGTAGTAGGGACAAGAAACATCCCATTATTCCTTTCAACTATCATCGAAGAGATCTCATCCTTGAAGGTGTTGACTAGCGGAAGCATGTCAGCATCCGTGAAGGTGGTGGAGTTCGTCTTCGTTTTGTAGCGAATGAGAGCGGCGAGCTGTGTACCTGTCATGATGTTTTTAGATTAGCGAACCCTATAAACTGCCGTGGCTGAAGTGGTGGCTGTGCCTTCTTGCGAATAGATCCTCATCACAAGATCTCCTACGCCCGGAGCAGTATATCCGTTAGGGCTGATCAGAGGACTTGTGGTGGCAAAATCTCCGGTCAAGGTCGAGCTGTCATTTGAGAGGAAGCTCGCAGGAAGACCACTAGAGAGATTGAGCTTCACAGCACCCGGAGAGTAATCAAGAACGGCTTGCTGTCTTCCGGGCTGATCGGTTGCACCGGCCAGACTTGAAGAAGTGAAGGAAACCTCATCGAACCAATAAACATCCACGAGATCTCCTGCCGGTGTTGAGCTAGCGACCACTCCGAACTTGGCTGTGGTGGTAGCAACAACATTGGTACTCCAGTTCACGATGATCTTGGATACCTCTATCTGCGTACCCGGCTCGTGAGGGAAGTTTGTGTAGTCTGATAAATCTGCCAAGAGTGTCGATGTGGCAGTGGTCTCGGCCGCCAATAGAAGGTGAGCGAGAACATTGTCTACTGCATCGGATGACTCTACGATCTCATCGCCACGAGGGCTTGAGATCCTTGCCTCTACCTGACTGGCCAAGATGACCATAGAGAGGCCGGCAAGAAAGGCGAGAAGAGTGATTGAAGCTGTCCTCGCAGTGATTTTAAGTGAATACATGATTTTAATGATTATTTTTAATCTGAAGCCCATTCCTTGGCTTCTGTAAGAAGAGGAGACAATGGCGACTCCTCTTCTCCGAGAAGACAACGATTATGTTGCCACTGGCGTAACAGCAACGAGGTCGGTCTTGGCTTCTGGTGTAACCACAGCGCCGATGACCAATACATTGGTGTTTCTTCCAGATGTTGCAGTAGCAAAGTTGGTAACAGAGTACACACGAGGATACCCAAAGTTGAGCGTACCCTTGACTGTGCTAGTACCAGTCTGCACTGCTTCTGCCAGAGCCGCACCACCTGCCGAGTCAACGGAAGCAGTGAAGCTACAATCCTCAAAGTTATTGGCAAAGAGGATGTCTCCAACGGCCGCCAATCGAATGAATGTGGCAGTTGAAGAACTTGAAGAGATCAAGAAGTTACACCTTACAAACTTGTTGCTCTTGAACTCTTGGCTAGTCGTTACCTGATCGATAGACATGACGGCTCGTGCCGCACTTGTGAGAAGCGTATCAGCACCGAACTCGCACTCTATGAAAGAGCCAGAGTCTTCGCCACATACGACCTCAAAAGCATTAGTCTGATCAAGGTTATCTACTACACCAAAGGTGAAAGAGCAGTTTTTGTAGAGGTTTCCTTCTCCTCCCATCTCGGCTACATGCAACGCTGTTGCTTCAGTCGAGTTCTGGATGAACTTGATATTCCTGAAGCTATTGCGTACGCCTGTAACTTTGATCACATATGCTTCGCTGGCATCTGAAGCAGTTACTACCTTCGTGCCTTGCTGAACAAGGCGATCTCCCCCATCCAAACCGATGACATGTACTCGGTTTTTAGTCCAATCAATGCCTTCGGTTAGAGTGTGGGAGTTATGAGCAGTCAAGAGGATCATGTCGTTCCTATTGCTCGTTACGGCCGCATAAGCGGCATTGAGCGTAGTAAAGACATTCTTACTGCCATATCTCTGTGAGATGAGGTTGAAGTCATCGTCAGAGTCCTCTACGACCCAAAAGATCTGGCCTGTCGACCTGACATTGAGTCTTAACGCATCCTCAAGCACGGCGAGCCGTGTTCGATCTGCGATTTCTGCTTGGAAGTTACCCATAGCGTTTTAGCATCCGGTTGTTAAGTGTGTCCTTCGGCACTGCCGGATACGATTTGAGAAGGACTTTTAAGCTCGGACTATCCGAGAGCCATCCAAGACAACTGCTCACTTATTACATTGAGGTCAGTGTCTAGGCCTACTGTGAAGCCATAGGATAGCTGTGTAATGCCCAGTGTAGTAATGAGAGATTGATCACCGGCCTTCGCTGTCTTCCATGCGGAAGCGGCGGCCATGCCGTGATACCACTCTACTGCGACTGCACCAGAGCTATCTAGGTTCTGAACCTTCACATACAACGGCTTGTAGCCGGTAGTGATGGTAAAGGCGGCGGCTGTATCAGTAGTGATATAGCGACCAACGGTCATCTGCATGACAGATGCACTATTCTTTACCTGTGTGCTTGTTATAGCCATTTGACAAACCCTTCTACTTTCGCTCCTTTCGGACTTTCGGCGAAGGGCAACTAAATGATCGTGCTGTTAATGCTGACTAGGAGAGAGCTTTCGCCTTATCCTTGTCAGAGTCGATGAGCGATGTCTGGAGCGCACGATCGGTCTGCTCCTGACTGTTCATGATGACATTGGCAACCTGCTCCGGCATCTCAACATAGGTATTCTTTGGGAAATCTAGTCGATAGCCATTAAGGTTCACAGTCATCAGAACAGACTTATGCTCACCCGGCGCACGAGGCACGAGAACTCGAACTCTTCGCTGTTTAAGCAAAGCTTTCTTCATTATCTCGGCCTTGCTACCTCTATCTGGATCAGTTAGATCGCCACCGACATAAATCTTGCCGGCAACCTTCTTGTACTGATACTGGCGAAGATAGTCAGGATCTTCTTCCGGCTCTTCTGCCTCCTCCGCCTTTGGAGCGAGCTTGGCAGGAGTTCGGGAAGAGCGTGCCTTTGGAGCAGGAGCTTCCTCCTCATCCTCTGGCTCATCTTCATCCTCCTCATCAGAGTCATCAGAGATGCGCTCTTCATCCTCATCTTCACCTTCGGACTCGTCTTCATCAGACTCATCCTCACCATCATCGCCCTTGGCTTCATCGCCGGCATCTTCCTTGGCTTCAGAGATGAGTGCCTCTAAATCGGCAATCTTCTCCTCACCGGTAAGTTCGATACCAAGCTCTTCAGCTTCAGCTATGAGGTTTTCCTTTTTTGTAGCCATGTGTGTGGTACGAGTTATCCATTGAAGAAATCAATGGTGGGTTTTAATACCATGGCGGAAATCATTGAAAGTAATCAGTGGAAGTAATCAAAAGTTAGGCGGATACGGCGTGTTCGATGCGCACAGCGAAGTTCTCATTGAGTCTCTTCGCTACGAATGTTGCCTTCCAACCTGAAGTAGCACGCTGATCGAGAGGGTCGGCTGTACCTGCTGATCCAAGTGGCTTCACAATGTTCTTCATTGCTTCGCCGGAGATGCGAGAGATACCGTAGTATTCTGCACCGAGGATCAAAGTAAGGTGAACCGTAGTCAAGGAACCAGTGGTGGTGGCCGCATTGGTGGTCATGACGAAGCGAACATCGTCAAGAGCGCCAACTTCGCCTTCCATTGCATCCTTAGGATTGGCGTATTCCTCAACAGGGATCCATCCGGTCTCATTCTTGAGATCGTATAGAGTGCTGTGAGAGATAATGCCAATAAAGGCGGCATTGATCGGTGAAGTGTTGAAGCCATCAGTGGCGTTCATCATGCGAGTAATCTTCCTTGCATCGTTGCCTTGGAGAGTCCGGACTGCTTCTCGAACTTCCTGACGAGTGAGCTTCATTGAAGAAGACACTGTGTCAGTAGATGTAGCGGTAGAGGCGTACTGGATAGTAGAGCCGGCTACCATAACATCTCTTGCGATCTGGTCGAGAGTGTTTCCGGCCTGCTGACCAAGAAGGTCGGCAGTCTCCGTTAGGATTGGATCAAGGGTAGTGAACTGAAGGTAATCAGTAAGGGTAACAAAGTCCCCATATTGAGCTACGGTGGCATCAACATTGGTGATGCTCAACTGCGAACCGGAAGGCGTGATGCCCTCGGAAAGAGCTGTTGTAGCGGCAGTCAAGAGATCGTATCTACGGAAGCGGATAGCTCCGGACTGATTGCGAGGAAGGTCTCTCACTTGCGCCCACCTTAGGTGAACGAGGAGAGGTCGAGCCGCCTTGAGCAATGATCTGTCATAAAAGACATTCACCGCCGCCGGGACTTGTGTAGTGGTTGTATCACTCATTTCTCGTGTGTACTAGAGATTATGCCCTCTAGCTTGGCCATTAAGGAGAATGTGAGATGACCACAATCTCCGCTATTAAGCTTTGAACTTACCTGTCCTGACATCGTGCTGAAGTGTCTCCAACTCGGCATCAGTCATCTTGTTGATCTCTTCAGGAGAAGGCATACCGCTTGATCTGCCCGAAGATCTCTTGGAGTTACCTGCTCCACGCACTTTTCCGGCCTGTTTGTCAGCAATACTCTTCTTCTTGGCTCCGGATGCTTGCGCAACCTCGAAGGCAAGATGATGGAATATCACTGCCGGTGGAACGCCTTTGTAGGCAGGATGCTTCATGTAGACACGAATAGCTCGGTCGTACTTTTTGGCATCTGGTTCTGCGCCATAAAGGTCTTTCAGGTCAGTCTCATCAGCTCCCTTGGATATATGATCCAAAACAGGTTTAAGAGCTTTAGCGACCTGCTTCTGAACGCCAGATTTGGCTTCAGGTGTAAGGTCATCGTCATCATCAGAGGTATCATCTTCACCATCGCCTTCGCCCTTGCGGAGCTTGTCGATAGTCTTATTCTTGCGAGCAATGATATTCTGCTGATCGAATAGCTTACGAGTAGGAACAACAGGTTCGGCATCGGCATCGGACTTTGAAGACTTCTTGCCTTTAGAAGATGATTGACCCTCATCTTCTTCTCCGTCTTCTTCAGAGTCATCAGACTCCTCACCTTCGGCTTCTTCCTGATCTTCATCAGAGGCATCGCCGTCTTCTCCTCCTTCATCTTCAGACTCGGTGTCGTCAGTGGATGTGTCTTCATCCTCTTCAGTCTCCTCGTCTTCAATGGTTTCGTCTACATCTGCCATGATTTTGTGGATTAACACGGCTTCTCTGCAATGGCCTCACAGAGCATGCCGGGCGGAAATAATGTTGAGTCCGGACTGGGACTCATCTCTAGGCGACAGTGCCAGAAATGAGTCTCACTCCTCGACTTTCTCATGTATCCGTGTCGGGAGTATTTTGAGCGTATGGATCAAAGTTGGTGGTCTTGCTATCAGGAGATGTGAGCCAAGACTTTATATTTTGAGGAGTATTCTTGAGCTGTTTGAGATACTTGATCTTTGCCTTCACAAGCTCGTTCTCTAGCTTATATTGCTCCGCAGGAAGGTTCTTAAACTCTTCGTCATTGGCGGAGTTCTCAATATGCTCAATACTTTCGTTGAGAGCATCTACGATCACTTGCCAGAAATCACCCTGCACCCCTTGATCAAGGATGGCTTCTATCTCTGCCGGCTTCTTTGTCTTTATATTGCTCATTGTGTTTGTGTGGCCGGAGCCGGCTTATTATTGCCTGCCTCACCTCTATTGGCCGGAGAGGTAGGAAACTGCGGTTGCTGTTCGGGAGGGAAGAGATCTGGTCTATTCCTTCTCAAGAGCATGAGCTGTTTATGCCTTCTGACATGAGCGAGAGTGGTCGGGTTCTGATCTGCCTTGGCGTGGATCTCAATGTGAGTCTTATGATCATCCTGCACATCGATCTTCGGAAGATTGCCCTTGTTGAGCGACTGGTTCTCGTCTTCAGCATGCAACTCGTCAATGGTGGGAGGGAAGATCATGTCTAGCTCTTCCTTTGGCGCACCGGTGAGCCGACCGAGCTTCCGTAGCACAAAGCGCCTGTTAGTGTTTGGATCTTGCAGAGCGAAGGATGCAAACTGACTGAAAGACTGCTGATCCCTCAAGCGCTTCTGCTCCGATATAACCTTAGAACTTATTTTAACATCAGGGTCAATGGTTGCAATAATGTTATCCCTACTCAAAGGCCTCCATATTGGAGCGAGAGCGCCTTGGATGCGCACGACCTTCTCATCGATCTTGTCTTTGAAGAAGATCTTGTAGTTCATGTACCAGAGTCTCCAGAACTTGCCCTCGGAGATACCGAAGACTTTGGCGCTCATGGAGTACCGAGTATCCACCTTTGAGGATACAAGCTCAAGCTCTCCAAGAGTTCTCTGTGAACTAGAGACCTGACCTTGCTGTATCTCTGGCGTTGCTGTGGCTCTCTGTGCGGCGGTATCGAGGATCTCCATGATCACTGATACATAGGCGTGAGCATTGGACTTCTGCACCGGCTGTATAGCATTGTCGACACGGCCATCTACTCCGATGAACTTATTGATCTTGAAGTTTAGATCATTCTTATTCTTAATGCGTGTCTGATCGAAGACATAGGTCGGAGTAACTTCGCCCTTGGCACTGATCATACCAATATTCAAAAGCACAGCTCTTGCTCTCTGCTTGTCTTCAGTGAGATCCGGGATAGATACGCCATCCCAATCTTTGGCCATAGGATAAAGCGCACGATCTTCGATAGGCCACTTGCCGTTATATTTTTCGAGTCTCTCAAAGCGTACGATCTTGGATCTCTCTTCAGCGAGAGTAACGAGGATCTTCTTGCCCTTGAAGTGCGTGTACCACTCTATCAATGGAAACTCGTAGTTGCCATACTTGGAAAGCATCTCGCCTCTCTGTGGAAAGTTCTCACGGCCTTGAGCTTCATTGCGAGCTTGCTCTACTTCTCGTGTGAGAGAGTTGACCTCACCGCCCTTCTTGATGTTATTGATATTGAAATAGCCGGGATGATCCCTCATCTCCCAATAGGTCATACCGATCTCACGACCACCAAAGCGCATAGATCCACGGCCTCTCATGTCGCCATTGACTGACTTGGCGTTAGGATCACGAAGCCATGTGGCCGCATCGATCACCTCCGGTATAGGAGCCATGATGCCTTCAGAGCGCTCGAAGTCCATCTGAAGTGAGAGACCACGGCCGAAGAAGCAGGCATCCCAGTTCCAGTCGTAGTCATGCTCTGCTTTCTGCATGACTGTGTAATCAAACTCCGAGAGGTAGTTGAGGTTCTCCTCGATGTCCTCATCACCCTTGCCTCCTCTGCCCTCCCATTGAACAGCAAGCTTGTCATCCCATAGTGCGGCGAAGATAGTATTGAAAACAGTGAACATCAAAGGATCTCCGACAGCTTCGGGATCTCTCTTCTGATTGTTATATAACTTCAAGCGCAAAAGGTTCTGCTTCCTCTTGGCCTCCATAAACTTATAGGCAATATCATATTCCTCGTTGACCTGCTTCACGAGGCGCTTCTGCTCTCTGGCCGAGAGCTTTTTCATAACAAAATCCTCCTTGGAGTCATCATACTCCTCGTATTCAAGCTCTTCGTATGCGATTTGATCTAGGTCTAGTTGAGCCATGATGCTTATTTATGCTTCGGCGCTACCCCTTCCTCCATCTGCACGACCTCTCCGTGAGTGAGACACATCCAGTAGAAGCTTCCATCGACCTTATTTTCTCTGGTCTGCCACTGGCATTTATCTTCACCCTGTTCTCTAGCCAGTGCCTTTGCTTCTTGTGCCTGCTTCTCAAGCGGATCTTCTTTCTTGAAGTTCGGATCACTGATCTTATCAATGACCTTCATTGCCGAAGAGAGAATGATCTGCTCTCCTTGCTCTAACTCGTGTGGAGAGTATGGAGTCCTGCGTAGTCCTATCTTCCAGAGGATCAACCGGAAGATCCGTGGTTTGTATGAAAAATGGTGCTGATAGATGTCGCCACCTTCAGCGAACAAATACTGAAATGTTGTGCCGAACTGCATCACATAGATGAAGCGATCCTCGTACTTCATCTTTCGCAGACATGAGATTATCATCCCTCATCTCTGCTAGCTGACAATGCCTCTCCTTGATAGTTACCGAACTCTTTGTCGGTCATCTTGGAGATGTCTTTGGCCTTGCCAACAGCGTATGCAACTACTTCAAGAGATGCAGATGTGTTTGTGTTGCCATCTCTCTCACTCTGGTTCTTGCTACTCAAGTTCACCTCGATGACCATCTTGTAGTTCTTACCGGTCTCCCAATCTTTGATCTCCGGTATCTGTTTGGAGTTCACATGGAAGGAAGGATACCAGTAAGGTACTGGATCTTCATCCTTCATATAGGATGGCTTCTTCTTCTTAACTTTGATGGGTTTGAGGTTAGGCATTTTGAGGAGCATTAGTGCCGTGGGAGGAGCTGACAAACCTTGAAAGTAGTGCTTTTATTTTACTCCACATACCAGAGAAAGTCGATTTGAAAAAGCCAGTTATCCCCACCTTCTGATTTTTCTTTTTCTCGGAGAGAAGTTTCTCTGTCTCATTGATCTTTCTGACCTTGGCTTGAGTGGTCTGCTTTCGTGAGAGTAGGAGATTTCTACGATCCAGTCTCTTCTTGGCTAGAGATTGAGTGTGGCGAGTGTGCCATGCGCTGTTTCTCTTGGATTGTGCAATGCCTTTCATCATGGCTATTTGTTTTTCTTACTCAACTTTTTAGCTCGCTTCAGAACTCTCTCTTTGGCTACATTGGCCATAAACTTCGTCTTATAGCCCTCTGTAACCTTGCCGGATATATCAAAGGCCGGAACATTGTCCGGGACTTTCTGACCTTGCTTGATGGCCTTGTAGTCAGCATCAGCTCTTGCACGCCTGATGTTAGAAGGAATAGACATGGCCGAACCGAGAGCGTTACCGAACAACTTGCCGGCTTTTTTTAGATTTGGCTTGTAAGCATCAGAGATTGACATAGATATATTTTATCACAAAAAACTCATCCTTTGGCGTAAGGATCGAAGCTTTCATTGTGGATAACGCTGATCTCATCCGGTGTGCCTCCCGGAGTACCATGTCTGAACTCATACGGCACAAACCTTGGCTCGTGAAGAAGCAGGCGATGGAGGTTCTCCGGCTGATGATCGTTCTTGTCTCTTGGCGTACCTTTGGACTCTCGATCATCCGCACTCTTGCCCTTGTATTCATCCCAAACATACTCGGTGAGCTGTTTGATCGTAACAGGGCAAGTATCAAAGATATAAAGCTCTGGTGGAGTAACCATCTCACCTTTCACTATCTGGTACTTCAGAGCTTGATTGGTGCGCTTAATCCCGGCCATGAGATCTTTAGAACCCTTGATGAAGTGCATACCTAGATCGAAGAGCTGTGAGCCGAGAGACTTTTTCTCTCTGTGCTGATCGTCATTGAAAGCTGAAGGATCTATGATGCGATCCTCCATGCGATACTTCATCTGCTCTTCAAATGCTGTCATACGAGCTTTGAGGCGCTTTGGTAGTCCTTCGCTCAAGATCTCTCCGGTGATATATTTCGTGCCTTGCTTGTCGACACTCAAGTACATCACATGATCTTGCACTCTTGGATGAGGATCAAGAGCGACATAGGTTGTGTAGTCCATCTCGTTGAGAGGAAAGGCCTCGATGACATGGATCTTCTCGTTGAATGAAGGATGCACCTGTCCGAGAAGGTGGCCGAACTTACCAAAGACACGAGCTTGTCTTTCGTTGTCCGGGTATGAGTCGGCAATGCGCTGTATATGTTTATGCTCGAAGACTCCTCTCACTCCATGGATCTTGCAGTTATCTTCCGCTTCAGCATGCACATAATCAAACTCCTTGGCGTGATCCTTCATCCAGTCCTTGAGCCAAGCAGAATGGTAGAGGGGCGTATAGGTCATGATGATGATACCTCCCAAGCGCAGACGGGCGACAGAAGCGAGGAAGATGGCCTTTGGTGGCGGTTCATCGAACCAGATGAAGCCAAGGTCTACTGACTCAAACTCCTTCACCTCCTGCTCGTTCGACATGATGTCTATATCCCATCCGGTATTGGTATGAAACTTTGATACATAGTTCTTGCCTTCCTTGGCAGTCTCGTAGTTGGCCACAGGAAGCTTCTTGCTCTCATTGACCGGAAACCACTTTTCAAGCTCCGGCACGATCTTCTCTTTGATAGTTGTCGGATCAGAGACTATACGACCCTTCTTGATGTAAGGAAACTTTTGAAAAAGAGGATAATCAAACCACTTGCTCTGCACTCCATATAAAAGATTGGCCACGATGTTTGCACCAGTGGCGGTTTTAGAAGTTCCGTTTGCACCAACGAACATGCTCACGAACTTCTCGTTCGATCCTACAAGCCGTATATACTCCTCGGCCTTGCCGTTCGGGATGTAGTATTTAGCTTGATTGCTTCTTTTTCTTCTTTCTTGCTCCCTCCGCAAGTCCAATAGCTTCTGATAAGACTCCGGCGATTTCTGCCTCAATGTCTTCATCAGAGAGTTCCCCAAACTTGTGGTGGATAGTGAGGTCTCCATACTTTTGCTTTAGTTTATATGCCATGTCCAAGGCGTACTTCTTGGCGATGTGATCCGGTATGGAATAATACGCAACCTTTCCTAGCCCTTTAACAAATAATACCTTCATCACTGGAAAACCGAAAGACTCGATGACTTCAATGATCTCTTCGTCTTTCACTCCCATAGCAAAGGTCTGTGTGCCTATCCTTGAAGCGTTCATGAGCTGATGATGATGCTTGGCTAGATCTTCATCACCTAGATACAGCTCCATCAAGAGAGGCCATGCTTGAGTATTCTTCACTCCACCCTTTCTAGCATAGCTCGCACTATAACCTGCTTCTTCTAGGATTTGAGCTTGAGTTTTCTTCTTGTCAGATGAGACATTTTGAGACATTTTCTTCACTGCTCTAGCTTGCCTTAAAACAGCAGAAGGTCTAGGAGCTTTCTTTAAGATCTCCTTGACTCTCTTCTCTGTGGTAACGATCGATGGAGCTTTATTAACCTTCTTGCCTTGAGCTTCGTCTTTCTTCAGATCTTGCTCGGCTTCTCGCTCCTCGATCTCTTCTTGGATGTCTTCTTCACTCATGATGTTGATGTTAGCACAGGAGTTATTTCGGGGATGATGAGCGCTCCACACCTATCGCAAGACTCGTAGTGATTGCCGAAGCAGTCTACTCTCTCCATAAAGACATGCTTTCTCTTGCCTTCCTTGTCCTTCTTGCAGATGCCGTTGCGATCAGCCATGACTCTATTCATTCTCTCCTATGCTGATAAAGTCTAGCCAATAGGTACGACCAACCTCAAACTGATCGGCGCCGGCTTGAGTAAGTCCTCGTAGTTCGGCATCTACGATACCGGCTTCGAGAAGCTCCTGATCAAAGAAAGGGTTTTGATCGGCATAGTCCCCGGCAACCTTGAAGCAAACTTTCCACCCTTCATCATAATCACCGACCGGCTGAAGGATCTCTGTGCAAATGTAGCGTGTGCGTACCATGGCTATTCTTCCATCTCGCTATACTGCTTCCAATACTCCGGCCATGTGTCCTTGATCTTCTGAAGATTGGTGAGGTCGGCTCGATGACAAGCTTCAGCAAGAGCTTTGACGAAGCTTCCGCCGTATTTCTCCATCATCGTTACTGTGTGAAAGTCTTTTTCGTTCATAGTCTCCAAGTTATGCGATTAGTGGCTTTGCCTCCGTATGGATCAAGTACCACTCGAACCCGATCACCAACCAAGATCTTAATCTTGGCCTTCTTCATCTTGCCGGATGTATAGCAGACATACTCTTTGCCTTGATACTCGACTTTGTATTGAAGGTTAGGCAGAGCTTCGATCACCATTGCTTCAATCTCCATGGTGATCTTTTACTTCAGCCGGATCATTGATGTTGCCCCCACTCCCTTTGGAGTAGAGCTTCATAAGAAGATCCTCTACATCCAAGGCCGCATCCGCCAAGAGATCCCGGTACGCCTCAAGGTGCTTCTTGGTGGTGTGGATCGAGAACTCTAGCCGGAGCTTGGTGCTGTACCTCTTGTCTTCATACTTGAAGTTGATGATGGGATCTTTGTTCTCATCACCGCCGGCCGGCTTTGACTTCTTTTTGAAGAATGGGAAGTTGAGCTTCAGCATATTAGTTCACGATCTTATCAATCTCCGCCATGGCCATATCCTTCGATCTCTCAAGAGATGTGGCCTCGCCGGAGTGGAGAGTGTCGGTGCGTTTGGCTCCGTCATCCTCCGTGGTGTAGTAGAGATATTTATATACGATCTTGTCGTCTTTCAACTGCTCCAAGTGGAGAACGGAGATGCCACGATAGACTTCAAAGGCCACTGCTTTGATGCCATCCTTGAAGATCTGACCCTCGCCAGTACCGAGGCGCTTGCCTCCAAGGACTGTCTTAACTCGCCTGTAAAGTTCTGAAAGTGTCATGGCTATTTGTGATCATCGCACCGCTTATCCTTCTCCCACATATACATACCGGATCGAGAGTCCACCACCTCCTTCTCTTCACATCCGCATGGATAAACTCTATTCGGCTTGAGTGGCCGATAGATCGCTTTTTCACTTGGTTTCTGTGTTTGTATTTCGCTCATGACCTTCTTTAGACCCTCCTGTGAAGTTCTCCACCGGAGGCAGAGCTGTCGCACCTCACCTTGTATCAAGGGGAGGATCTAAAGGAAGCCACGAACTCCCTGCAACAACTCCGCCGAACTTCCGTAAAGGTCTTATCTGATATGGATATTATAGCAAAAAGCGAGCCGTTCGTTAAGCTCACTTTTCACTCTATCTGTGGATAAGATGAGTTTATCTCTTGGTCTTGACAATCTTGAGAACTGTGAAGGTATAGGTGCGAGTAGACTTCTCTTCCTTCGTATCGTGAGGACTTGAGAGCGCTTTAATATAGTTGCCGATCTCCAATGCTTCAAGATCAACGATCACACCGTTCCAGACTGATGCTTGGAATGGCTCACAATGAAGAACCTCTCCGCCCTTGTCTATGTACCAGATAAGAGCATCTTGGCCTTCATCTGCAAAGTGGATCTCGTGAGTGGAGGTTATCGAGAGCCAACGGCCGAACTCGGTCTTGCTCTTGAACTTCTTGTCTCGATGCTCCGGCTCATATTTCTGATCAACCGGATCAGGCCATGTTCTCCTGAACTGTTTAAGCATGGCTGTGTACGATCTGAAGATCGTGAAGATATGCTACATAAGTCTCGACCCTTCTATTCTCATCTCTAGCAAGCCGGCCAGTGAACTTCACTACGCCTTCTTGCATGAAGCGAAGGATGTCATCAACGATGACCCATCCATTCGAGCTTCTAAACATTGCGATTGATGTATCCATAAAAGTATTTGGCATGTTAGGAGTAAGTGAGACTCGCTAGAGCGATGGAAGGAGTCGGTCTGCACAAGATAGGGCTGTGAGATATGCGCCGTGCAGATGCGCCCACAGTCTCCTCGCCGGCCGATAAGTTTTACCGGGCGGTATCTCCCTCCATCACTCTAACGAACCTCTGGTTTATATCATAAGCGAGCCGTTCGCTTTCGTCAATGACAACCTGTGGATAAGAAAAGAGCCGACCGAAGCCGACTCTTACCGGTCTATTCCCGGCAGTCAAGATGAGGATCACCTCCTTTCAGTGGACATATCCTGCGGTGATTGTTGCTCTCTTCAGTTCGTGAAGATGCTGAAGGTAGCAGTCCTCGTGCATGACCTTGCCGAGTGCGACTGCGACTCGTGGCTCTGCCGATCCGAAGGAGGTATGGCATCTCTCACAGTATTCCTTCGGTGGTTGGTGAGTATGGCTGAAGCCATTGACTCTCTTCATCTCCTCCTCCTTGTTGTAGTAAAAGATTTTCAGACATTCAAAATGGTAGTAGCGACCTCGGTGGGTAGTACACCGGTTCGGATCTACGGCAGTGGAGCAATGAGCGCATCGCATCTCTCCTCCTGTGTGCTTGCCTGACTCTATTATCCCTTAATGAAGAGGGTTGAAGAAGGCCTCGTAGTGGATAACTATTCTACTGAAACTTTGGAGAGAAGAGTGATGCAGGCCTGAAGCTCTTTGACGAGATTGGCTCTGGCTTCCTCCTCGGTATCGGCCGAGTATCTGAAGTTATACTCGTTACCGTTGATGGTAGCTTTGAACTTAAATGTCGGTGTCTGGCTGACCTCTACTTTGTTTTCTGTTTCGCTCATTTTATTGATTATATATCTTAACTTCTAAATGCCGGCGACCCCACTCATAAGCAAGCTCTTTTTCTTCCATCCAAATATCAAAGACCTCACGATCTCGATACCGGATATTCATCCTGTCTTTGCAGATATATTTTGTGCCGGCGATCTCTACGATCGTACCGAACTCATATCTAGCCGGACATGCGATGACTCCTGATCGGGTTTTTTCACCTGATGCTGTGATCTCCGGTGTGTCATCGGTCTCGTCAGGCGAAGAAGTGTAAGCCGATACTTCAGCTCTCACCACCTCATAAACCGGTGGAGATGGTGGCTCTTCTTCCCTGACATATGTGGTTGTGCTTCCGGGGATGATGCCGACAATGGTTGTAATGATCACCCCGAAGATGATTGCCTTCATGATTTCAGCCGATCTTGGCTGAACCCTCTCTTCTACCGGCCAGTGGCTTCAATGGGTTTGCCGGGATCAGTTAGAAGAGAAGGCACAGCCCACATGGGCGTGCTTATTCAAGGTACTATCTAGCTTTCACTTTTTGAGTAGCTTTGCGTGGTCTCGGTACTCCCTTGCCTTTTTTAGCAAGCTCAATATATGAGAACTTCTCACGCTTTCTTTTCTCCGCAGACAGCTTTCCGAGGTGCGACATGTATTTGCTGATGTGCTTATTCTTTTTCATCTCGTTTATATGGGTTGCTCGAAACACTCAAGGTAGCGATGATAAAAATAATAATGCCTACCTCAACGCCCATCACTGCTGATCCAAAGAGACCGGCAATGAGGCCTATGAGCAATCTGTCTTTCATTTCTCCCACTTAATAAGTATAAGCGAACGGCTCGCTTAATCAAGTACTCCTCTGTGGATAGGAACAACTACTCACTTGATGAACCTGCCTTGCTTCCCGGAGCTTTTTCTCCTGCCCCACCTCCACCGGCATAGACTTCCTTCTTGCCTGTGAGTCCCTCTAGGAAGTCCGACACCTCATCGAAGGGCATATCCTCCACCTGATAGAATGTCGGCTTCCGTGAGCGCTCGTCTTGGATACAGATTGCGATCGGCTTCTCTTCTCCGTTATAGACCACAACTGCCAGTGCTTTTACTATCATCATGATTTTGTATTGTTATCTTCGAACTTTTTAATAACCTTCTCCGCCGTGGCTATCTCTGCCTTTGTGCCTACGGCATTGAAGACATAGCGGACATAGGCGACCAGAGACCCCTTCTCTTTGGATACCCGGTCATCCGGCTCTTTTTTCTTCTGTTCGGCCACTATGGGAGAAGCCACCGGCATTTCAATCAACCTATCTGCATCAGCAAAGACTCCCTGAAAGAATACAGTGAAGTCCTCTGGCTTCAGTCCTGATGCTATAAGGCCTTGTCTGGCCGCTTCAATGCCTTCTGGTATGGAATAGGCCACTCCTAGCGTTAGAGACACCTTTTTGGCCTCTACAAGCGCCTTTCCATCAACATCCTTGTGAAGCGAGGAGATCGCAAAGACCTTTAACTTCATCTCTTTGGAGAGAGGTTTTGGTGTACCGGCTACCGGCACTGGTGCTATTGACTCGTTTTTCATTTCACTTCTTGATTATTCATCCCATAAATGTTTTTTCCAACAGCATGATCCTGCTCATGCTGAAAGATAAAAGCGACAAGCTCTTTGAAGCGCTTAGTACGCCACATCAGGAAGAGTCCGAAGATTGGCACTTGGTAGCGAACCTTGATGTCTGCAAAGCGCTTGGTATTCTTCGGGTTTCTGAAAGGGAAGCTCATGCAGGCCTCCTTCCACTGCACCGGCACGCCGGACTCCACGATCTCGGCATTGACGATGACATCACTTCCGATCTGCTTCACGACACTCTTTCCGTTAAGATCCAAGGCATCCTTCCTCACCACGAAGAACCACTTTGGCTCTTTGGATACTTGGCAATGGGAGATCGCAAAGGCCTTGTCGTAGTATCCGGTGAAGCCGGTGCGGTTCACAAGATCTCGAAGCTCCTGTGCTTCTTTCTTGATCTCCCTCCAGTTCCTCACTTTGCTAGAAGGTATGTTATGTGCCGGTCGTAATAGTTCCATGGCTAGGGGGTGCATCTAGTTACAAGCTCAAAATAGTCAGCACCATCTCGACTCACTGTCTCTTTCCAACATCCACCATTTCCACCACCACCTCCGGGCGCAGGCAAGATTAACTCTCTCATCTCCGGCCACAGCTCACCTAGATCTCTATCGATCATCCCTCTCATGATACGGTTGCGCTCTGCGACAATGGCCGTGTCTATCGACTCTTGCACTAGAGTTTGGATCAGTTCTCTCTCTTTGACTTCTTCGGCTCTATTTGCCTTCACCCCTGACATTATGAAAATGCCGGCAAGCGCAAGTATGCACACAATCACCACTATTTGGATTTTATTTTTCTTGATCATTTGGTTTGTTTAAGATCTTATAAACCGCTTCCTTAACTGCTTCAGTCGGCATCTTCGTGGCCTCCGGGTTCTTGTCGAAGTAGTAGAAGGCCTCTCGCTTGAAGTCCTCGATGTGATCCTCGCTCGGCTTGCCCTGCCAGTCAGTTACAAACTTCCATTGCATCTCAAAAGATCCAATGAGCCACCCTTTAAGCTTCTCCCATTTGTCTTCCGGTGGAAGTTTTTTGAACGCTTCCATCTCCTCCTTTCGCTTCTGCTCCTCTGCTTCAATATCCTTGAGACTTCGGCCGGTAGGAGCAGGTGCTTCCTTCTCACTCTCGATGGCTTTGATTTGATTAAGCTCTCCTGCCCATTCTCCAAGATCCACCACCGTATCTCTCGGAGTATTATCATCGAGCCATAGTTGCTTGACCTTGAGACCTCTCTCGTTAGAGATGCGGATAGGGTCTATTTTTTTCTTGATGAAGATTAGTGTTGCCATATTTATACTTTTACTGCTTTAGCTCTCGGCACTTCGGTTGAAACCTCGTCAGTCCACCTTTCTTGGTTTAGCCAAGTGGTCGGATGTGGTATGTATTGGCCTCCATCCTTGCGCCACTGCGCACTTTGCTTGGCTTTTGATAGTCCGGTCATTATGGCCTTGAAAAGCTCCTCTGTGGGCTTCAGGCGCTTCCAGATTGCCTCTGCTTTCTTCTTTGCCTTCTTATTTGGATACTCTTTCCAGAACTCCTCGAACGAAGTGAGAGTATATATATCTTCTCTTCTCTTCACTTCACTTCTCTTCACTTCAGAGTCCAAATGGAAGTCTGTGTCTTCCAATTGGAAGTCCTTGCCTTCCATAATGGCTTCTACATTTTCCCATGTTATTTTAGGGTTGCTGTTAAGCGGTATTTTCAAGAGTGTCTGTGGTTGCCTATCCTTCTTGAGTGTCTGATGATCCTTGAAGTTGATCACTCGGTAGAACTTCTCTTTTTGATAGGTGAACTCCTCCATGAGACCTTGGGATACAATGGCTTCCAGATGGTTTCCAAAGGCCTTAGCGCTTATATCTAGCATAGGCACGACCATTGCCCGGAGCGTTCTTTCTGACCTTGGAAGAAGGCCAAGATCATCAGCATGCACGATCGCCCATGTGAAGATAAGTTGTGCCTCCACAGGAAGGTTCGCCACCTGCTCGGATACTGAAATCTTTTTGTCTATCATTCGTTTTTGAGCCATTGTTATGATAAAAAATGAGCATCTGAAAGAGTACAAGGTACTCCCATGCCACGACTCAAAGAGCCGGTCAGATGCTCACTTCTTATAATAACCTTGACTGTATCCTTCGGCATGATTTTATGATGAAGATTATAATGCGAGCCGTTCGCATTTGCAAATATGAATGTAAGAAAACTGGGGATAACTCGTCTATTACCTGTTAGCTTCCTTCCTCCTCTCCTCCTTGAAACCCTCCACCTCCTTTGGTATATCCACACTCGTACCATCGCAGGCGATCTTATGCTTGCGTAGCCATTGCCAGAATGTCAGCTCCGGCTCGTTGTGGAAATACTCATCTCTCCACTTCTTGTATAGATCCGGGTTCGGGATAGGGATCTGGTTCTTCTCGAAGTAGTCTACGATCTTCTGAATGAAGACCTCTCTGAAATCGTGCCGGCTCAAGCCCTTCGTAGATCGGCCGACCTTCTTTGGCTTGCCGTTGAGATCTACGATCCACCGGCCGAGAAACTCTGCCTTGAACATATCTCTCACAGCAAGGCAGTCGTCTTGCTTGAGAGGGTTCAGGCCTTCAGCCCAATCGCAGTATGCCGGTATGAGAGCGCCTTCAAAGTATCCTCTGGCCTCCGGTGAGATCTTTTGCTTCGGCTTCAGCTCGAAGAGTGCCTTCGGGTTCTTCTTCAGAAACTCCCGGAAGCGCATCTCGTTGTATTGAGACCGGAAGTCTAGCTGTCCGTCTTTGGTGATGTAGGTGAGGAAGGTCATTGTTTTTTATTTTTAGAATAACGCCAAGTGCCGGTATCTCCATGCGTGAAGGTGATCGTGCAGTCTTCGTTTCTATTACGATGCCCGGCTCGGTGCATGGTGATACCGAGATAGTGAAACCACTTGTCGCAGGTATGGCAGTAACACTCTTTGGCTCTTGTTACCCTCATGACTTCATCTTATTAAGATCCTGCTCCAAGACCACCTTCAAGAGCTTCAGATCGACCTTGTGAGGTGATTTGTCGGCTTCTGCTAGTTGTATCCACTTCCACCTCTTTTCGCCCACATAGCGCCTTACAAGCTCCCAATAGAGCATACCCTGCTCTGGCTTGAAGTGGCCGTGGTGATGCCGGCAGATACAGACGATATTTCTCATATCCCCGAATGTCGCTGTATTGCCTCTGGTGATAAGATGCTCGGCTTGGAGGATCAGCTCTCCGTCTTTCCTGAAACCGCTACACTGGCCGGCTTCCGGGTAATGCCGGAGGAAGCACCCTCCATCAATGATGATGGCCATCTCACGGATGATAGCTTGGATGTCTCTCTTCAGCTCTGCCGGCTCGGTCTGGCCGACCACCCGGATCTTGGTGCGCTTGAGACTACCGGTTTGCTTGAGAGGTTTTCTCTCATAGTTCCACGGCTTCTTTGCCTTGAGAGCCGTCTTTCTTTTAAGCCAAGATTTTTTCATGACTGCTCTATACCTAGCTTTGATAACTCATCTGCCTGCTTATTCTTCTCCCTTGGAAGAAGCTTGCCGGAGATGTTGCTGAAGACTGGAACGAGAGCTTTGTTGTCTCTGAAGAGGAAGGCGTATGGAAGCTTTTGATCCCTACACTGCCACCCTCTAAACATCTGCGAGATCACAAGCTTGGAGTCTCCGTAGACAACGGTCTCTTCGTTCTCGTAGCCGTTTTTGAGAAGCCACACAAGCGCTCTATTGAGAGCATAGTGTTCTGCCACATTGCAGGTAGATTGCGCTTCGTCTACTGGTACTCGGCCGTATTCAGAGTGAAGCCATGTGTCGCCTTGTTTTATAATCAAGCCATAGCCACACTTCTTCCAGAGCCACGCCGCACCATCGAAATATACTTGGATCTTCTTCATATCTTTATGATATTACGCTCCTTCTTGATAGTGATCCGGTAACTCTTAAAACCCCACTCGTCAGTGAAGTCGCTATGCTCGATCGGCCAGTGGTATTTATTCTCAAGAGTGTGAATGACGAAGCCGGCCTGTGTGAGATACATTTCTCGCACGAAATACTGCTTGTTGATCCAACCGCCTTCAGCATCAAGGAGAACCTTGAGCATCCTTGCCGGCTGTGTACCTTCTTTTGGAAAGATTGGCTCCATGGTAGTAATCAAAGGCGGTATTTTAATGCGCCTATCCCCAACCATATTGGCCATTTGGCCGAAATGGTCAGAGTAGAAGCACTAGGCCTTCTCTTCTTCTCCCTCTTCGGAAGACTCGGAGTCGCCCTCATCTTCTGACTCATCAGAGTCCTCGTCTTCAGACTCATCTTTTGACTCTTCATCAGATGACTTGTCTTCAGAGTCAGCATCCTCACCGGCCTTCTCTTCTCCGGCTTCCTTTGCTTCAGGATGCTCTTCGCCATTGCCTAGAAACTCTAGGGCATGAGCGATGGTAGGAAACTCCTCGAACTTAAGAGTCGAGAGATCTTCCACTGCCTCGTCAGACTTGGCAATGAAAACTCTGTCTGCTTGATCCTCACGAGCTTTCACATGCTCCTTGGCTTCAAGCGCAGTAGTGAACTGCTGTGGCTCATCTACCTCTGCAAACTTGATATATATCACCATTGTAGTAATCGATTAACCAATAATACCGGTAGTTTATGTTGCAACACCGGCTTCTTCTCTAGGTACAAACTTACTGCCCGGAACACTGATCACCATAGACGCCCTCATACCTTCGTGATAACCCACCGAATGAAGAAGAACACGAGTAGCTTGAGCGATTTTACCTCCCTTGCCGATGACTCGGCCTCGATCATCTGGATGTACTTCGATGGTGTATTTAACTCCCATCTCGTCATCGTTTCTCACGATCTTGATGTCTTCTGGATGGCCTACCAAACCGGAAAGGACTTGGATCAACCATGGCTGTACTTTGTCTTCGCTCATTTGTAGTGTTCTTATTTTTAATCGGGGTTTTTGAGTGCGAACCCTTCGTATTTAAGAATACCGCAAAATGAGAATACAATGAAGTCAAAGTCTGTGGATAAATATCCTACCAGTTGTCGCCGTTGCGATACGGATCAGTGATTGCATCCCATCGGTACACATCTTTGTGCGCCAGAAATGCTTTGAAGTCTCTCTCGATGAAGCTCTCTCCGTTGTCGAGATCTTTTGCTTCAAAGACCTCGTATGGTCTCGGAGAATAGTTCTTGTACTCCTTACCTTGGATGCGAGCGATCGCCTTCTTCATCTCTTTCTTGCGCTCCTCCTTGGCGTAATACTCTTCCTCGGTGAGCTTGGAGACACGGATCGCCCACCTGCCTTTATACTTCTTCTTTGGTGTCTCCTCCATGTCAGCCATCGCATAGGCCGCCGTCTGCGCTCTCACGCTGTTGTAGAGGCCGTTAGAGGACTTCAGGTCGACTAGGCAAAGCTTTCCATCTACCTTGGCCTCAATATCGAGAGTACCTATAAAGTCATGCTCCTTTGAGTAGACCACACGCTCTGAAGAGATGAACTCTACCTTGTGTTTGTCCGTCCATTCCATGAATGAGTTGACTCCGGTAACAGCTTCAGGGATCTCCGGTATCGGAGGCATCTCTGGATAGCCCGGCTCGCCTTTCTTGAACTTGATAAACTTCTCGACCCAATCGTGGATCGCTGTACCAATGTTGGCCGCCTCATCCTTTTTAATGTCTGATTGCACGGCCGCCTCCAGCACCTCCTCGATGCCAATCTCTTTGCCGGCCTCTATGAGAGTGAGGAGGTAGTCGGCGGTAAGCTCTCTCTGCCAAGACATGAGACCGATGCTCTTGTCTTTGATGCCACAGATAGTCGTAACTCCTGTGCGCCTCTTGAACCTCTCACCATCAACGGCCGCCCAATACTGATGAGACTCCGGGTAAAACTTTATAGCAACCTCGCCGTTGTAGAGGGTGCTTTCAATGAACTCTGCCATAACTATTTTCCTTGATTATTGCCGTTCGTTCTGGCCTCTTTCTGATGCTCTCTGCAAAGTGGCTTCCCAAACATGCGGATCGAATAAACTGCCTCCTGTTGAGTGATCTCCTCGCCTCCCATCTGGCATCGAGGCACTTCTTGAGACTCTGAAGCATCCATCTGGATCTCTCGCTCCGGTGGCTTTGGAGCGCTATATGCAGGCCTTCTTGTGGATGCTTGAGGAGCAGGTGCAGGCCGGCTATTGCCACTGCTTGTATTGAGATCTGCTCCGTCATTATCTTCATCTCCTGTAAGGAGACCGAAGGCATTACAGAAAGCATATCTCTTGGCGAAGGTCTGTGCGGCCGCCGTCTGCTGTGATGCAGACATGATCTGTGTCTTGTTGCCAAGAGGCACAGACATCTCGGAGATCTCCGAGTGGCCACCTTCATGCACAACTCTCACGGCAACCTTCACACCATTCTCAAGAAGCTCCATGCTTGTTGAGTAACTGAAGCCATGCTTCTGAAGAAGATCCTTGACTTGCTCTACGATAGACTCGATCGGAGCGTAGCGATACGCCACCTGTCCGGTGTTCGTCTTGACCTCCTTGGTCTTCTTGATCGTAGGACACTCGGATTGGAAGGAAGCCATCGCACGATCGTATTCCTTCTTGGCCTCTCGTGCCTCCCATCTCTCCTGCAAGGCAACGAGCTTCTCAAGGGACTCTACATCCACCTTGTTCTCAATCGCCTTCTCGATGAGAGCTTGAGGGCTTGGCATTCTCGACTCTCGCACCGCTACCTCACGACTTTCACTCTTCTTCGATGATACCTTCTTCGCCTTGACCGGCTTGGCAGGCACATCAATCACTTCCGGCTTCACTGAAGCAGGAGCGACTTCTTCCTCACTATTCTTTTTTCCCATAACGGTAAAATCATTTAATGAATAATACCTACATTATAGAAAGCGAGCCGTTCGCTTGCAAGGTCTCTTCCATAAAAACTGGGGATAAGAAAAAGCTCAAAAAGCGTGTCAAGTCAAGGGGAGTGGGGATAAGAATATGGCTATGTTGAGCCACCGCCACCTGATTTGACAAAACCCCATTTGCTATAATGTAGTTAGGTAGGGGCGCTAATGTCCCTACCAAAATCACTACCATGGAACATTTAGATGCAACTTTAGAAGGAGGTGAGAAGACTTCGATGAAAGACTACCTCGTGTTGATCACCGTAGATGTGCCGTACCCGAAGCAGTTTGAATATAGGGAGTCGGCCGGCAGTATTGCTCCTGCGGTATCTCGTGCGCTCAAGAAGATGAGGAAGGATCTCGGCCGGAAGCGCATCAAGGAGTTCAGGATCAAAGCCATACAGATGTAAAAGGAGAAAAGCCCTTTCGGGCTTTTTCCTTTTAGAGTGGCTCTTTAGAAGCCATCCTGATTATAACCCCTCTGGCAACTCGAAGCCAAGGATCATCCAGAGTACGATGAGGCCGGCCACTGATAGCACGGCTGTTTCCAACCATGCTCCCATTCGACCTCTGAAGACTCGTTTCAAGAAGCTAGGATACGCTTCCTCTTTGACATTGAGCATGATCAAGTACCAAGAGAAGAGAGGTATCGCTAAAAGTAGAGGAGCAAGTAGTCTGTAAAACAAAGACTACTCTTCCGAACTTGAGGATGTGGCTTGACCGGCAACCCACTTTCTCAAAGAGTTTAGAAGGATCGCTCCGACACCTGTTGCAACAGGCGCCCAAGATCCCCAATCAACCATTGGAAGAATATCTGTGGCATAGACCACAAGCGCACCTCCCATAGCGAGAAGCGCACCTCTCCCGATCTTTTGGAGATCCTCACGATTGAACTTATATTTTGGACTTTTCATAGTTCTAATAACTTACGGCGCTCGTAATAACTAGGTTCTGATGCGACCTCTTCATTATACTCCTTCTTTGGCACAGGTTCTTCTACCTTGTCAACAGGATGAGAGACCGGCCGTGGCTCCGGTTCTTTGAAAGGCCTGACGAAAGCTCTATTGCCTCTCGTCTTGCCACATCGGCCACATTCGGTCTGTGAGTCTGGAAGGATGTATCCGGTCGGGTGTATGCAGTGGTCGATGCAATCGCAGGTTTTGCAATCGCATATCCACATCAGACTAGATCTTTAATGATAAATGCTGTGGTAGTACCGAGCTTCTTGGCCACGAAGGTCGCATAGTTCAGAGAGTCATTGTTATCACTATCGGGAGCGAAGACTTGGAAGAAGCCGGGCAATACGAAAGGTGTCTCATGAGGAGATTTATACGGAGCATTGAAGAGCATCATATCAGGAGAGTAGACCTTCGACTTGCCGTTGCAGGCGATCTCCACTTGCCTCATGAGTGCGGCAAAACCGGTGTCGTAATCAGGGAAGACAGCAAACCCTCTGTTCTCTCCGATAGATCCTAACTGGCCGGCATATTTGAGGTTGCCCGGATTTTTATTTCTCCACGCAAGAGATCCCTTAGGATACCTTGAGTTCTCACCCGGAGCGTAATATCCCTCCATCTCTTGGATGGCCAAGCAGAACTCTCTTTTAGTTGGTCTGTCGACCGGCTGATTAACTATCTCGGCATTTAGTTGCTCTGCCTTGATCCGGTTTATTTCAGTCTGGATGCCGA